AGCATTTAAGTACGGGCAAAATGCGCTTAGCTGAAAATGCCCCTGCGCCCGAGCAAAAGCCCGCGATGATCAGTGTTGGCAGCACCAGTAATTCAACCTTTAATTTGGATGCGTTTTAATGGCGGGTATAGCGGTTGAAGTGGCAGGTATATCTAAGCTAACTAAAGCGTTTAATAAGCTGTCGGGGTTAAATACTCAAGCCTTGCTTACTAATGTTGAGGCTGCAATTGATCGTGATTTAGTAAAACGTTTTCAAACAGGAACCGATCCTGAAGGTACACCTTGGTTACCTTCTCAGCGAGCGATTGATGATGGGGGAAATACGTTATTAGTGAGAGGAAATCTACGTGACTCGTTTCATGGTGTGATCACAGGTGAACAACTGCTTTATGGCAGCGATGAAAAGTATGCCGCTATTCATCAGTTTGGTGGTAAAAACGGGCGAGGTCGTAAAAATACTGTCGTTGCTCGCCCCATGATAGGTTTAGGCCCCAGACAGTTAAGAATAATTAATAACGCGGTAGACGATTTTATGGAGGTGCTAATGCCATGATAAATGCCATATCAACACGAATAAAAGCAATAACAAACGATAACGGTCAACCGTTGTTTATTGAGGTTAAATCAGCCCTTGATGTGGTTGATGCCATGGCAAACCCGCTTAATGCTAGCCCGGTTGCTTTTATTGTGCCGTTAGAAGAAACCCCAATAACCAGCGAACTTGAAATAGGCTCACCCATGCAAACCATGCGTAGTGATGTTGGTTTAATTATTGGCGTAAGAACCGTAGGCCAGCGCAGTGACGACGCCAATAACTTAGCCGTTATTCGTAAAAAATTGCGCGAGAGCTTGTTCGGTTGGTCGCCATTAACAGGTTATAAGCCTTTTTTATTAGGGCAAAGCAATATTCAACAACTCCAAACAGGGCAACTTTTTTGGATGGAACGTTTTACCACACAACACTTAGAGGAATCTATTTTATGAACGCTAAAAAGCATCAACGCGATGATAACGCGGTTGTTGAAATATCAGCATCACCCGTACTAAATAAAACAGCATTGTCAACGCAACAACAAGCAGCACACGACAATGCTACTACTCAGACTAAAAATGATGGTTCGCATATTGCCAAATTTCGCGCGGCTCGCTTATCGCAACATAAGTCTAAAGCAACTAAAACACAGGAGACTAACTAATGCCTATTTTAACAGGTGAATACGTATTTGCCGCCAAAGTAGAAACGACTTACGGCACCGACTCAACCCCTACAACCGTACTTAATGCCATGCGTGTAAAAGCCAATATTGACATTGCCAAAGTAGAACTTGAAGGTATGGAATACGACTCGGGTCGCACTGGCGCTAAAGGTTCGTTAGAAAAACGTCGCTGGGTTGAAGGCTCGCTTGATGCGTATTTAGCAGGCAGCGGCACCGCAATAGGCATACCTGCCATTGCCCCCTTAATGCAAGCAGCTGGTTTAAAACTTACGGTAAATGGCACTACCGATGTTGCCGTAACCCTTGATGACATTGCCAACGCTGCCAGTATTACGGGTAAGTTTTATCGTGGCACCGCACTGCAAACACAAGTGGGCGCACGTTGCGATTGGGAAATTGAGCTTAGCGTTGATAATTTGCCGCGCATTCGTTTTCCAAATTACAAAGCAATTTACACCCCACAAGTGAATGGCGCAAAACCTGCGGCAGCTGATTTGTCGGCGTTTTTAAACCCTTTACCTACCGATCCCATTAGTTTTGTTACCCAGTCAATTTTTGGTTTTAATGCACAAATTAGTAAAGTAACCATTAAAGGCGGTAACGAAGTGGTGTACGTGCCTGAGTCGGCCAGTGTTGAAATTGTTGACCGTAAAGTCACCGTTGATGTTGAATTTAAAGAGCCAACGCCCGACGTGAAAGACTTTTACGAGTTAATTGGTAATTACGGCGTGATAAATTTGCAGCATGGGCAAAACGTAGTAAATGTCGGTAATATTTTTGAAGCCAACATTGCCAATGCGCAGTTAACTAATGTGAGTAAAAGCGAACGCAATAAAATTAGTTATTTAAACTGCTCGTTTGAGTGTATTTCAACGGCAGCGAATAACGAAATAACCATGAAAATGCGTTAACGTGCATGGATGCACTAACCTCGCGGTGCCATGGATGGCAAGGAGCGAGGACGTGAAACAAACTCATAAATTTAATAAATAGTTAATTTTTTTAACCGTCATCTAAGAGAGAAACAATGAAATTTCAATTAAACGCATTAAAACAAGGCCGCTTTAAAAAAGAAGTCGTTATTAGTATTCCGCAAGACGAAGTAAGCAAGTCGGGCGACACCGTGTACGCCAAGGCTTACTTTTTAGCGCACTTTATTAACGTGTCTGAAGACGAGCGTGAAAACTATCAAAAATTATTAGCCGAGCTTAACGACAAGGTTGAAAAGCTTGAAGAAAATGAAGACTTAAGCTTTAGCGAAAAATACGCAGTACAAACCGAGCTTAAAAACGACATTAAAGCGTTAACCAACTCGTTTATTAAATTGTATTTTGTTGGCTTTGAAAAGCACCCTAAGCATGAGTTTCCGTTTACTGACGACAGCGGCAAAGACTTAAGCGACAGCGAAGCGGTGATTGACGAATTATTGTCGGTAAAACTACTTCGTGAAGAAATTGTTGATGTGTACAACGATGAAATTAACAAAAATCAAAACGAAAAACTGAATAAATTACTGGCGGGAAACTTAAAAAAATAACGCGCTGGTGGGTTGAACGTTCAAGCGATAAAAGCGCGAACGACATGGGTAAAGACACTTTTACCCAAACCCTAGAAAATATCGGGGCAAATGCAGCGGAAATTAACCAAGCAGTAACGGCGCAATATCCACAGCAGCAAGACAAGGAACAAGTACCCGATATTCAACCAGCTAATTATTTAATTGTAGAGCTGTTTTTTAGCGTAGCCAAATACTTTGACCGCGTTGGCATGGAAGCCACCCCCGTATGTTTAGATCCGTTAAAAGTTGAAGCACGGGCATCAAAACTACGTTGGTATAAACAGTTAGATGAAGCAAGCATGGAAACGCTATGGCACGGCTTAGATGTAATGGAAAGCGAATGTTTAAGTGCCTGGCACGAACAACGAGAACAAGCAAAAACGTCATAAATGTAGGTTGGTCTTTAGACCATCAAATTGATATGACGGGCTAAAGCCCGACCTACACATAAAACGAAAGGCAAAAAATGAGTGATTTAAAACTATCAATCAGATTAACCACCAGCGGCGGCAAAATTGTTGTAAAAGACTTACAGCAAGTAGACGCTGCTGCTGAAAAGCTCAATAACTCGTTAGGTAACGCAGGTAAACGTGGCGTAGTGGCTAATACGGGTTTAACCAAAGCCAGCGTAGGTGCCGACAAGCTTGCCAGTAGTAGCAAACATGCCGCTCACGAAATGGGCGGCATGCACGACTCTATGTTGTTAATGATGGGCGGTATGGTGCTGTTAGCAGGCACTATTAATGCCATAAGTCGAACAGATAGTTTTAATGTGTTAACCCAACGCATTAAAACCGCCACGAAAGCCACCGGTGATTTTGCTGAAATTAATGCCGAGTTGTATCGTATAACGCAAGCCAATAGATCTAACTTTGAAAGTACCGTAGAAATGTTTCAACGCATGTCTACCGCGAGAACTGAGTTAGAAGCAACTAATGCGCAAATGCTTAAATTTACAGGAGCAATTCAACAATTAGCGGTAATTGGCGGTACAGCAACGGCTAATATTAAAGCAGGACAAACACAATTAGCGCAAATGCTTAGTAGTAATGTTGCTCGCGCTGAAGAATTTAATTCAATTTTAGAAAACACACCTGAAGTTGCGGCACGCATGGCTAAAGGCTTAGGTATGTCGGTCGGTAAAATGCGCGAAATGATGATAGCGGGTAAGCTTTTATCAAAAGATGTATTTCAAGCAATTTTAAGCCAAACAGAGCAAATTCAACAAGACTTTAGCGGTATTAAAACGTCTATTGCACAGGCAGGTCAACAAGCCAGTACCTCACTTGACAATGCTTTAGCCCGCTTAGATAAGGTGACAGGTAACACTTCATCTATTGCTGAAATGTTAACTGATATGTCAAAAACGCTTGATGCTATGGATGTGAGCGAATTACAAGATCTGGCTGCTACTATTACCGCTGTTGCAGGTGGCTTAGTAGCTGCGGCTTTGTTGAAAACATTTAATGTTAATTTGTATGCTTCGGGAAGCGCGGCAATTGAATCAGCAAAGGGGCTTAAAGCAAATATAGTCGCAACAAATGCAAAGTTAGCTGCTAACGTTAAGTTAAGCGCTAGTGAAGTAGCATTAGCAACAGAAATAAAGCGAAATGCAATTTATGAACAACACTCAGCTAAACGTCGTTTAGTTTGGTCTAAAACAGGTAATTTAAAAGCAAAAGCTATTGCTATTAATAATTTAGCTCTTGCCAATGGCAGAGTTGTCGCATCTGAACGGGCGCTTACTGTCGCAACATTAGCAAGCAGTAAGGCTATGGCAAAAGCAACAATTAGCGCTAGAGTGTTTGCTGGAACAAGTAAATTACTTGGTAGGTCTTTAAGCGCTTTAACAGGACCTATTGGTTTAGCTGTTACCGCAGGCTATATGTTGTATGAAGCTTTTTCTCCAGATGAAATTGACAAGTCAACACAAGCAATTGCTTTACTTGAAGCCGCTTTAGGAAAAGTTGCAAAAAAAGTCGAAAAAATGAACAGCCATGAATTATCAACAGCAAAAGCGATTTATCAAAAAGAAATTGACAAAAAGAAAGTTGAGATTAATGCATTACAAGACTTAATTGACGCTAATATAAAACGCGCTATAAAAAGTGGAAGTGATGCTGCTTTATTTAAAGCAAAAAAACAAAGTAAAGATCTTGAAACCCTAAAACTAGCATTAGAAAATTTAAAAAATGCGTATTCAAAAGTGCAAGGTTCTCAATTTGAAATGGGTATGGAAAGTATAAAGTGGACAAAACGAATAATTAATGGTGTAGAACTAAATACCTCATCGATTAAAACGTTATCTAATGCAACACAAAAGCTAGTTGATAGATTAGATCCCTTAACAACAAAATCAAAAAAATATGGAGAAGAGGCGAAAAAGCTACATCAATCATATTTGAAAGGCGCATTAAATATTATCGATTTTACTAAGTATTTAAGTTTGTTAACTATAGAATTTGAAAAAAACACTAAAGCAAAAACAAAAAATTCAAAAGCAAAAACAATTAAAAATAGCACTATTATTACCAGTCTCGCCGAAGAACTTGCCCTAATGCGCATGTCGGTACGCGAAAAAGCCATTTACAATAATATGCGTAAACTCTCTGCCAATGCCACGCAAGCAGAACGTGATCAAGTTATTGACTTAACCGAAGCGCAGCTTCAACAGCAACAAAAACAAGACGACAGTGCTTATTACGACAACATTATTAACGGTGCCAACGACATTGGTGAAGCATGGAACAGTGCTGGCAATGTCATTATTGACACCTTTGGCAGTATTGGTCAACAACTTGAAAAACTGTCTGCACAGCAACAAAGCTACGCTGAGCAACAAAAGAAAATAGCCAAAGACAAATTAAAGTACGCCGACAATCCTAAAGAATTAGCAAAAATAGGCAAAGCCGAAGAAAAGCTCGCTTATACCCGTACCAGTGCAAATTTATCTAGCTATGCTGCTATTAGCGGTGCGGCAAGTAAAATGTTTAGCGAAAATTCTAAAGGTCGCAAAGCGCTACATGCTATGGAACAAGTATTCACGGTGGCAGAAGTAGCCCTTGCCATGCAACGTGCTTATGCGAATGCCATTGCCAGCATTGCTAATCAAGGTAATGGAGACCCTTACAGTGCTTTTGCGCGTATTGCCGCGATGGCTGCGATTATGGCAGGCTTGGGGCTTGCTGTTTCGGGCGGTAGTGGTAGCGCGCCAACCAGTGCGGCCACTCGCCAACAAAATCAAGGCACAGGCACCGTACTTGGCAGTGATGACAAATCGCAATCGATACTTAATGCCTTTGACCGCATTGAATCGCTAGAACTTGACCAATACGCACAGCTGCGCCAAATGAACAGCACACTTAACGATTTAAACAATAATATTGCGCATTTAGCGGTGAGTTTAGTCAAGAATTTCGGCAAGTTTGACGCAAAAAGCTACGGTGGCGAACTAGGCAGCAAGAGTACCACCACTAAGTTTGAAGAGTTATTATTAGGTGGAGTAATTGGTCAGTTTGCTAAAGCACTCGACCCAACAGGTATTGTCGGCAAAATATTTAGTAGTTTTTCCAGTAAAAAACGCTCACTGATGGACAGCGGTATTAGCATTGTTAGCCAAACCTTGGGGGATATAATCGACACAGGCTTATTACAAGCACAAGCCTATTTTGATATAAAAACCAAGAAAAAAAGCTTTTGGGGATTGTCATCAAGCACTAACTACAATACTGAAACGCAAAACATAGACTCACAATTACAACGCGACTTTGCACTAATATTTACTAACATTGGCGACAGTATTAATAATGCGATTGATGTATTAGGCATTAGTGTTGCCACCGAAACCACTAGCACCTTTGAGCAAGTACTCGCAGGCTTTAATGGCAACATGGAAGACTTTGATTTTAGCAAAGTAAACTTTGACCAGTTTTTTGGTGGTGTAACGCAGCAAATAACCGAAGGGGCTACCCGTTCGCTAGATAACTTTGTTATTGATTTACCCAACATTAGCTTTAAAGACAAAACAGGCGAAGAAATTCAAAAAGAGCTTGAAGCGGTATTTTCACAACAAGCCGATTTAATGGCGCAGTACCTGGTACCACAAATTGGCGAATTTCAACAAGCAGGCGAAGGACTTTACGATACATTGTTACGAGTCGCCCAAGAGCAAGTTATTTTCAACTCTGTGCTTGAATTAACTGCACAATCGCTTAACGGTATTGATGCTAATGCACAGCTTGATGTTGCGCAATCAATCATTGAATTTGCTGGCAGTATTGATGCGCTGCAAAGTGCTGCTAACACCTATTTAAATGAATTTTTTACTAACGCTGAACAATTTGACCTGTTGTCTGCTCAACTTAACGACCAGTTTACTGCGCTTAATGTGAGTTTACCTAACACCCGTGACGGCTTTAAAGATTTACTCGGCTCGCTAGATTTA